TACGTAAATATCAATGACGTTGTCATATCCAACGTCACACAGTGGCTGGTAATCGATAATGTTTGCAAAACTTGTCCTTCCTACTAGCCACTTCTCATTCTTATAAATATTTGTGGCACTGATTGTTAGTAAAATAACAATCATTAATAACCAAACACATAGGTGTTTGGGAATAATGCATTCTGTTTATTGCTGTTTCTTTAAAATAGTCAGTGCCGTAACAACAAAGGAGATAACAATGCCACAAGTAGGAAAGAAAAAGTTCAGTTATTCAAAAACTGGCAAAGCCAAAGCAAAAGCATACGCAAAGAAAACTGGTTACAGAGTCAAAAGAAAAAAATAGTTTATGAAAAAAGGTTTTCATAAAACAAAAGATGGAAGAACAGCACGTAAAGGATTGTATTTTTACGCAAACAAAAGAAGGAAAGCTGGCAAAGCACCTATCGCAAAAGGTAAAAAAGGTTTCGTCACACGTGCTTCTATAATGCGTAGTGCAAAAACAGCAAAGAGATAATGGCAAATTACAAGAATAGAACAGTAAATTTAAACAAACCATTTAGAACACCTAAACAGTCTAAAAAATTTGCAGTGTATGTAAAGAATCCAAAAACAAGTAATGTCATTAAAGTCCGTTTTGGTGATCCAAATATGTCAATTAAGAAAAACCAACCAGCACGTAAGAAAAGTTTTTTAGCACGTCACAAATGTTCAACTGCTAAAAACAGAACCACTGCTAGGTATTGGAGTTGTAAGGCGTGGAAGTGAATGAAGATGAAAGACTTTTTTCTAAATCTATCAAAGATGCAAAAGAGTTAGAAGTTCTTTACAACAAGAAGATGTCAGAAGTCGTTGATAAGTTGAAAACATTTCACAATCACGCAATACACCCATCAATCAAATGTTATGTTGTAGGCAACGGATTAAGTCGTAAAGGGTTGAACCTCAACAATATTACAAGAAAATATGCCAACAGTAGAGCTACCAAAAAAAGTTTCGTAATTGGTTGTAACTATCTGTACAGAGAATTTGAACCAGACTTGTTAATTGCACAAGACACAAAAGTTCTATTTGATATGGTAAAAGACAATGTTGAAATACCAGTTGTTGCACCTTTATTGAAATACAATTGGGCTCGTCAAAATGGTAGTGCAGAACTTAAAAACTTTTATGCTTTACGTTTTCCTTCATTTCAAATGACACGTTGGAACAGTGGCGATGTAGCAATCTATGTTGCGGCTTTGTTAGGATTTCATCTAATTGAGTATATTGGTTTTGATGGTGGTGCTAGCAGCATTTACAGAAAAGACGATGGAGTGAGTTTTGTAAAGCAAGTAACAACGAACAGAAGAATAACTGCTATACGAAAAAGTTTTGATAACATAAAAATAAATAGATACGAAGATAAACTGCAAAGTCCTTCTTTGTAACAAACAAGATTTTGTTAGAGTGGTGCTCTTAAAAAACAAGTTCGAACGTTAAATGTTATTAGAGAACTTAAATGCCTAAAAACTTTTAAACATAATTCAGCATTTTATTTTTAAATTAATAATAATAAAGGAGTAAGCTAAATGGCTTTATCTAACGCAGGCTCAACTGTATCAAACGCATTCGTAACACAATTTGCTGATGACGTAATACACGCAAGCCAACAAAAAACATCTAAACTTGCGAATAGTATTAGAATTGTAAGAAACGTAACTGGTTCTACTTACAAGTTCAACACTATGTCAAAAGGTGGATATATGACTAACAAAAGTAGATTTGAAGATATTACAGTAATGTCTGACAGTTCAAAATCAATGGGTGGCTCTGCTACTTACACTGGTGGTGTTGCTGCACACGCAACTGTAACTGCTACTTTAAACAACTACGTTGCTGGTGAATATGTTGACGACTTCGATCAATTGAAAACTAATTTTGATTTTAGACAAACATACGCAGAAGCAATTGGTGGAGCACTAGCAAGAGCATATGATTCAGAAATCATTGCACAGCTAGATGCATCTTCACCTACAACAACAGTAACTGCAAGTGGCGGTTTAACTAAAGCAAAATTTTTAGAAATTGCTGAAGGATTAAACTCTAACGATGTAGACACTGCTGACAGATATTTGGTTATGTCACCAGCAGCACTTACTGACTTACTAGCTGACTCTGGTGTTACTACTGCGGCTGATGGTGCAATCTCAAATGTTGCTCTTTCAACTGGTTTCATACCAAACTTTTTAGGATTCAATTTAATTGTTTCTAACTTGTTAAGTCTAGCATCAACTGGTGTAAGGAGATGTTTCGCATTCCAAAAAAACTCAGTTGGTTTGGCAGTTGGTAAAGAAGTTACTGCATCAATTAACTACGTTCCACAAAAAGTTTCACACTTAATTGCTGGTGAATTTTCTGCTGGTGCGGCGGTTATCGATGCAACTGGTGTAGTACAAATCAACGTTACTGAATAAGGAGTAATCCTCGTTCATTTTGAAAGCCGTTGTCATTGCGATGACGGCTTTCTTCTTTTGTACTCTACATAAATATTAAAAAAGGAATTGAACAATGGCATTAACAAAAATCGATATTTGCTCACAAGCATTAACTAAATGTGGTGCAGACACTATTTCATCATTTTCAGACGGAACACACGAAAGTAATGTTTGTTCTGTTATGTACGACACAATTAAAAAATCTTTACTTTATTACACGTTTTGGAACTTTGCTATTATTAAAGTTCAAATGAACAGATTGGTAGAAACACCAACTGATAAAAAATTTATATACGTTTTTAGTTTACCAGCAGACGTAATTAGAATTAGAAGTGTTTTTGATAAAGATGGACATTCAGATTTTACATATAAGAAAGAAGGACAAAAAATTTATTCTAACAATCAAATTGCATTTGTTGAATACGTGCAAAATATGGAAGAAACTTATATGCCTTCATTTTTCGTTGAAGCTTTGGTTTCAAAAATTGCAACAGAAATTAACGAAGCAATTACATCAAATGGTTCATTAACAGATAGACTTGCAAATGACTTTCAACAAAAATTACGTGCGGCTCGTATTGCTGATGGACAAGAAAATCCACCTCAAAACATTATGCCAGCTGGCAGATTAATAGAAGCTCATTTAAACAGCAGTACATCAGACAGATTTAGACACGAGCAAAATTAGATATGGGAATACAAAGGTATACACAGACTACCTTCACACAAGGCGAAGTTGGTAGCTTTATTAAAGGCAGAGCAGAACTTGGCATTTATAGAGCTGGTTTAGAAACTTGTGAAAATTTTATATTACTACCACAAGGTGGAATAGACAGAAGACGTGGGTTTGAGTTTATATCTGCAAATTTAGACACTTCAACTTTAGCAGACGGAAGTACAGATGTAACGACTGGTTCATTTCATACACAAAGTAGATTAATTCCTTTTAAGTTTGGTGACGGACAAGAATACGTTTTAGTTGTTGAACCAGCAGACACAACAATTTCAACACAAGCAAAAATTCACGTTTATTACACTGGCAGTAGAGTTGCAGTATTAACTAATGGTGTTGATGGGAATAGTTTTAATATCACAACTTCAAATATAGCAGACATAAGAGTTGCACAAACGTTTGATGTAATGATTATGGTTGAAGAAACAATGCCGCCATTGCAGATTGTTAGAGGTACTTCACACACAGATTGGGCTGTGAGTGATTTAAATTTTGACTTTTATCCAATGGTTAATTTTAGTTTCGCAACAACATTAACACCTTCGGCAAAAACTGGAACTGGAATTAATTTAACTTTAAGTGATGGAAATTATACGTGGATACAAGATAACTTTCCAAATGGACACGTTGGTGCACACGTAAGATTAAATGCTGGTTTATGTAAAATTACATCTATTAATTCAGACAGTGTTACTGCTGTTGCTGATGTAATAGAAGATTTAGCAGACACAGTTGCATCTACTGGCAATGAATGGGAACTGACTGCATTCTCAAATTTTGATTCAACAATAGGTGGTGGTTACCCTCGTTCAATATCTTTTCATCAAAACAGATTAATTTTTGGTGGAAGCAGAGATAAACCACAAACTATTTTTGCATCTCAATCTGGTGACTTCTTTAATTTCAAACCAACAACAAGAGTTGTAAGTGGTAGTGACACAACTGGTGAAGTTACAGATGATGCTGGTTTTGTTTTTACTATTGCGTCTGATGAATTAAACATAATCAAACATTTAGTTTCACAGCAAGCATTGTTCATTTTTACAACTGATGGTGAGTTTGATATGAGTGGTGAACCAGTAACTCCTACTAACGTTTTAATAAGACAACAAACAAGATACGGAATTAAAGCTGGCACAGCAGAACCAAAAGTTGTTGATAATGAAACTATGTTTATCGACAAGTCTGGCAAACAATTAAGAGCATTTGTTTATAATTTTAATACTGATGCGTTCAGTGCAAAAAATTATTCATTAGTCCATCACACTATGTTGTCTGATGCCACACAGATTGAATATTTAAAAAATTACAAAGATACAAACACAAACTATGTTGTCGTTGTTAATAATGGTGACTTGTGTGTTATGGGTGTTAATGTTGAAAGAGATGTTGTTGGTTGGAGTAGATGGACAACAGAAGGTTCATTTTTACAAGTGTGTGAAGTAGATGATAGTTTGTATGCTTTAGTTACACGAGCAAATGGAACTTTTTTAGAAAGACTTACAACAGAAGATATATTTTTAGACTGTTTTTTATCATCATCTAGTACAGCTTCTACGTATGCTGGTGCAAATGGATTACAGTCACAAACAGTTTCTGTACTGGCAGATGGCACAGTACACGCAGATGTGACAGTCAATGCAAAAGGTAATTTCTCACTGACAAGAACTTCGCCTTCTACACAGATTGGATACAATTATACATCAACTGCAAAAACTTTACCTATTACATTTCAAATTGGAAACAGTCTTGTAAGTGGTGAAAGGATTAGAAAGATGTTTGCAGAATTACAATTTTATAACAGTAAGAGTGCAAAAGTAGATGGACGTGTTGTTCCATTTAGATTTTTAGGCAATAACCTTTTAGACAATCCAATAACTGGATTTAACGGAATAAAAAGAATTAGATTAAATGGCATAGCACAACAACCGCAAGTTACAGTAACAGTAGATGAGCCTCTACCAATGACACTTTTATCGTTATCAACAGAATGCAAATTTTCGACTGGCAAGTTTCAACAAAGATAAAGCCAACTAGACACAAACTCAATTTACCACATTTTGAATACGTGGTGAATAATTGTCGTATAGCAGACAACAAAGAGATTGAACTAACTGGTTATACTAAAAAAAGTTTAATCAACATTTATCCAAATTTGGAAGATGGATTAACTGGTACACAAGAACACGACATACCTTTTTTAGTGGCTGGCACACAACTTGTTGATGATGCTGTTTGGTATTGGTTTTTAGCAACACCATTAGTAAATCATTATTGGATAAGAGTAACACGTGAAGCAAAAAATTTAATAAAGAAAAAGAAAAAACAATACCAAAATAAAAGACATCTTGTGCAAGTATGGAGTGGACACAAAGCAAGCATAAGTTGGCTAAATATTTTAAAATTTAAAGAAGTCAGTCATTACTACGTAGGAAATGAAAAGATTTTAATTGTGGAGAATCGAATTTAATGTGTGCACCACGTAAAGTATTAACAATTGCGGCAATAGCTGGTTTAGCAGTAGCAACTGGTGGATTATCAGTTGGAGCAACAGCTGGTGCGGCTAGTGCTACAACAGCAGCATCTTCGGCAGCAGTAGCAACTGGTGGTGGGGCTTCGTATGCTGCCACTACTTCAACATTATCATCATTAACAACTGCATTAAAAGTTGGTTTA